AGCCTAATAAAGGTATATAAGACATAAAGAAAGTAGAGGAAAAAAAGTATGTCAGCAATTGAAAAGTACAATAACAGAAGTGTAAAAATAATAATTGAGGATAAAAAAAATGAGAGGTTTCTAATATGAAAAGAACATCAGACAGAATTATATGTGTATTCCGCATATCATTGTCAAGCAAGGAAGTTACTATTACGATTACACGCGTTGAGAAGTGTTACAAATTAATGCGTGTGATTGATACAGACGTGTATGAACAGTATTACGCAAGATTAGCGCAGGCGTACAATGTTATGGTTAAAATGATTAATGATTTGAGATAAAAGGAAAAATGAATATGATGAAAGATAATATCAATGTTAAAAATAATTATTTATTTGTATCAAAGTATAAAGGTGAGGATGAATTTAAATACAATTTCGCAAATGTGAATGATGCAGAAAGGCACATTGCTGATTTGCTTTATATGCAGGGTTCGAAAATAAAAAAGCTATCCAATAATGTTATTGAGGTAAAGCTTGATGAAGATTACACAATGCTCATTATAAAGCAGAAAGAGGTGCAAAAATGTTAGAGGAAGAAGTAAAATATATCTCCAATTTTGTTGAAGAGATCAAGCGTGAAATGCTTGCAGGAAAATATAACTATAATACAGAGTTATATTTACACTTGTTAAGATGTGAACGCTATTTAGCGCATGAGTTGAAAAGAATTGGAAGAAAGTAAGGTTAAGAATGAATGACTACGCAAATTATTATGATTTAGCTAACGCGATCACGTTATCATGTATTAGTGACTACACAACAGAAATGTGTAAATACTATCACACAGGTAAATACAGAGAGAAAGATATATATGAGTGCGAGCGATATCTACTTGAAAGTGTAATAATGAAGTTGATGTATTCAGAAGATGAACGGATTAATATACTAGAGAAATTGAAAGAGAGATGTAAACAGGGAAGTTATTACAGCTACACACGAAAGCGTTGGAATTCATTCTAATGATTTATTGATATAGAGAGGTAATATATGAAGTTTTTTGGAAGAATCAAACAATCTATTAAGGGTTTTACTGAAAAGGTTAGAAGTGTAACCAAATCAGTTACCCAGGGAATCAAGGAGGGTTTTACTGAAAAGGTTAGAAGTGTAACCAAATCAGTTACCCAGGGAATCAAGGAGGGTTTCGAAAACATCAAAGGTTTTTTAAAAAAAGATAAGCAGCTTCCTGTTGAACCTAAATCCCAGGGACCGCCACGATTCACTTGGAAAGATATGATCGACAGTTTAATCAGTGGTTTACAATCAGAGTTTGCATTATACTACAGAAAAGCAAACGGACAGTTTGACGTTGTAATGTACAACGTTGAAAGTTTAAAGTGGCAGTCATTGGATATATTAGATCAAATGGATAGCGCTACCGAACAACAGTTTAACGAAATTCAAAGCATTATTGAAGAAGTTGTTAACACAAAACCGAGCGAAATGTCACAGGATGTTATAGAACAGATGTTTGCTAATATCAACGCAGTGCTTAAGGGTGGGACATATATCAGTCAGGCATTAGGGGAAGTAACTACAGACGGAACGCCGTTTGAGTAAATGGATGAATAAGTATGAAACGAGATAATCAAGACAAAATAATCAAATTAGCGTGTGACTTTGAAACCACAGTTTATGACGGACAGACAGAAACCGAAGTATGGAGCAGTGCATACGTTGAAATTGGTGATAAAAGCGATCATGTGTATATAGATCATTCAATCACTGACACATTTGAAAAGTTCACGGAGTGGTGCGCGAATGGTTACAGTATTATTGGATATTATCACAATTTGAAATTTGATGGTTATTTTTGGATTGATTACCTGTTTCGAAAAGGATTTGTATATAATGAAGATCGTGAACATGAATTGAAAGAAAAAGAATTCCGTTGCGTTATCAGCGACATGGGGCAGTGGTATCGTTTAGAATTTGCGTGTGGTGGAAAATCTGTTGTACTGCTAGACAGTCTGAAACTGATTCCATATTCATTAAAGGTAGCCGGGCAGAGTTTTGGAACAAAGCATCAGAAATTAGAAATGGAATACAAGGGCAGGCGTTTCGCAGGGTGTTCCATTTCTGAAAAAGAGAAAAAATATATTGAGAATGATGTGTTAGTGCTGAAAGAATGTTTAGAATTCATGTTTTCGCAGGGGCACGACAAGCTGACAATTGCATCGTGTTGCCTTGCAGAATTTAAAAATCTTTATGGCTTCTATTCGTATAGAGAAGATTTTCCGGACTTGACAAAAATAGAACTGTTACCGAATTTCGGGGCAAAAAATGCAGACGAGTATATCAGACGATCATACCACGGCGGTTGGTGCTATGTAGTACCGAGTAAAACAAATATTGTTTACAAATATGGAGTAACTGCGGATGTGAATTCGTTGTACCCTAGTATGATGAGCAGTGAATCCGGAAATGTATATCCGGTAGGTAAGCCGGTATTCTGGAGTGGAAATTATATTCCGGAAAGGGCAACACGAAAAAGTCATTATTACTTTGTACGTGTGAAATGTTCATTCAGAATAAAAGAGGGTTATCTGCCGTTTATACAGATAAAAGGAAATCCATTCTATAAAAGTACTGAGATGTTAACATCTAGTGAGTTAACATTCAAGGGTACAAAGTATAAAGAAATATATGTTGAAGATAAACTATTCACGGATGAAGTAACGCTTACATTTACGCAGACAGATTATAAATTATTCCATGAACATTACAACGTTTACAATGAGCAGATCTTAGACGGATGTTACTTTTGGAACGATATAGGAATATTCGATATGTATATCGACAAATACAGAAAGCTGAAAATCAAGGCGCAGGAAGAGGGCAACAAACCAATGAAAGCAATAAGCAAATTATTCCTCAATTCGCTTTATGGAAAAATGAGCGCCTCGGATGATTCAAGCCATCAGATACCATTCTTAGATAAGGAAAGCGACATTGTAAAGTTTATGATCGTAAGGGAACACGATAAGAAATCCGGCTATATTGCCGTTGGAAGTGCGATCACAAGCTACGCGAGGAATTTTACAATCAGAAGCGCACAGAAAAACTACTATGGGGAAGATTCAAAATACGGATTTATCTATGCGGATACGGATTCTATCCACTGTGCGCTTAAACCTTTACAGAAGAATTTGAATGGTATCAAGGTGCATCCATCCAAGTTCTGTTGTTGGAAACTTGAAAGCAATTGGGATAGGGGTATTTTCATCCGGCAGAAAACTTATATTGAACACGTGACGCATGAGGATGGTGTTCCTGTCGAGCAGTTGAAAAACAAAGACGGCACACCAAAGAAGCCGTACAATAATATCAAATGCGCCGGAATGCCGCAAGCCTGTAAGAATAAACTTGATGAAATGATGGAAACCGGAAAAATGAATATTACAGATTTCAAACGAGGTTTAACAGTTGACGGTAAACTGATGCCTAAGCGAATTCACGGTGGAATGATTCTCGTTGATACAACATACGAATTAAGATAAATAAAAATGCAGATATTACTATCTGCATTTTTCTATATCTGTAATAAGCGTAAATGATGAGCGAATGGCTATTCGATTCAATGCCGGCGCAAATCAATGCGTGCCGTTCCGGCAGAGTCTGCAACATTAAGCGCTTAAAGATACATCCTTATTATATCTAATATAGATTATAGTTCAATAGCTTCATAAGCGCAGATTTGCAGTTTTGATTTTTGAAGCGGAAACATCCATGTTCAAAAAAGAAGCGGATTTTTTGGATATATGTATCGTAGTGAGATAAAAGGACGTAGTTAACGTCATGATCATTCACGTCTACGGCGATCACTGTTTTAAAGGTTTCATCATACGAATCACTTACGTAGATGATTCCATCTTTTGCATATTCAACTACGGAATAGTATTTTCCATCACATTTCAAGGTGAACAGGTAGGAACCAAATCCGGACATTTTTTCAATGAAAGCAGAAGAATCCATAAGATACGAACCGTTAATAATATAGTCATTATAGGAATTATCAAACGCACGGTTGAACGTTGATTCACTTAATGCATTGGATGCGGATTCATTGAATCCGTTTTCTAGAACAAAGCCGTTACCTCTTAGGAAATGCGTATCACTTTTCAGACGTGAAGATATTCCAAGCGCTGAAAAGTATGGATTGATAATTGAAACTGGGTTTGAGATCATATAAACAGGAACATAGCGTGATTGCTTACCGTTACCACGTGCAATGGATGCGTGAACAGATTGAAACTTTTTTACCTCATTCGGACAGTAGTGCGATGTTTCACTCTGGAATTCATCAAATATTAATGATGTGATTTCACTGAAAAGATGAGACATTTTTTTAATCTGATCACTGTTATTAAGCGAAAGCGCGTACCCGCATGAACGTGTTTTATCGTCACTGTTTTTCTTTTTGAGAAAGAGTTCGTGATACATCCCTCTTGACTGTGATTTGTCTATCATTTCATAGTCATTGAAAAACAATCTCTGTATATCTGAAAAGAATTTTTTAGAAACCTCATCCAGTTCATAGTTGAAGCGATAGAGCACTCCAAACTTTTCACCACGTTTCAAGAAACGATTAACTTCCAGGCGATTGAAGTAAGTTGATTTCCCGGCGCTACGGTTTGATGTGCATATAAAAATTTCCGGCGTATTCCCGTTAATGTCTTTCATTGAAAGCAGTTTTGTGCCGTCATAAAATCTCATAAAATTTACCTCACTTGTTTGGTTTTATTATACCAAGTATAATAGTAAATAGAAAGAGAGGGAAATTATAATGAATGAAATTCTAAAGATTATTCAAGAAGAAAGGGTATTAATCTATGTTCTAACGATCGTGATTGCATTGGACATTATTACAGGTGTGGTTAAAGCAGTGATTGAACACGATCTCAAAAGCTGTAAATTCAAAGAGGGCATTTTAAAAAAATTCTATGATTACATTCTGTGTTTGCTTGGGGTATGCCTTGACTATGTTCTAAAGGTAGACTATGCGTGCGACATGTGCGTTTATGCAATGATCGCAATGGAAATGTATTCATGCATTGAGAATCTAAGGGATTATATCACTGTACCTGAGGGAATTCAGAAGCTACTGCATACATTGGACAACAGTTACGTGGAGAAAACAGTAGAAGCAGAAGAAGCGAAAGGAAGTGACAAGAATGACAGTATTGAGGGTTAGCGCACCGGCAACAAATAATAAATATTTTATTCATAAATCATATGGCGGTCTGAATGAATGCATTAGAATCAATGGAAGTCAAACATTGCCTAATTGCGTGGCATACTGCTGGGGGTCGTGGTATGAAATGATGGGGAAACGTCCGAACCTGTCAAGAAGAAATGCAAAGGAATGGTACGGCTACACGGCGGACGGATACGCAAGATCGCGCACGCCGGAACTCGGCGCTGTTGCATGTTGGGGCGGTACACAATACGGACATGTTGCTATTGTTGTAGGAATTTTCAAAGATTATATCACAGTTGCACAGAGTAACTACGGTGGGAACCGTTGGGAAATGGTAAGGTGCTATAAATATGGAAACGGCTACAAATCTCATGCAGGTAATACACACTTTCAAGGCTTTATTCTGTTACCGTCTACATACAAGATTAGAACAGGTTCAACAGGTACAAGCAAACCGTCAAACTCTGTAAAAGTAACGACAGGATTCAACCGCAGATATGCAAAGGGTAGAAAAATGGTTACAAAAGTAAATTTAAACCTTAGAGACTACCCAGGCAACGGAAAAGTTAGAGCCGTGATTCCAAAGAACAAAGCAGTTTATTGGTACGGCTATTATGCGATCTTGAGCAATGTAGTATGGTATTATGTGGCATATGGAAGTAAAGAGGGTTATATCTACGGTGGTAAATTGAACAGCGGTGTAGCGCCTTACATTACAAACGCGAACCCTTAAGAGATAGAATATGAGTTATACACCAAGAACAACACGTCCGAATGACGGAAACCCTTTTTGGACAAAAACAACATACGGCGGATATAACGAGCAGATTTTAGGGAATCCGGTAAATAGAGCATGGAGTGGGTCGGTTTTGCCTAACTGTACCGGATACGTTCACGGTCGTTTTATGGAACTTGGAAATCAACCATATGATTATGATCCAAGTATTTTACCTTGGGGAAACGCGTCAACATATTATGCAAATTCAAGTTTAGAAAAAGGACAAGACCCAAGGCTTGGCGCCTGCATGGTCTGGGGTGTTGGTGCCGGACATGTTGCGATCGTTGAGGAAATCATAGACAATGATACGGTGGTTACTTCTGAATCAGATTACGGTAATAGTAGCGCCGGCGGTACGGTATTCGTAACGCGAACACGACACCGTAGATGGAATTGGGGTTATTACAGTGGATATTCAAGAGCATTCCTTGGCTTTCTGTATCATCCGAATATAGCACCACCGGAACCAACTTATACACTGACAGTTAAAAATGGTCATGCGGATAGCTATGCGGGGCATCCAACAAACCGCACGTCAATCTACGCAGATATTCCGACAGGGTACAGGTTCAACAGATGGTTAATAAACGGCGCAGGAAAAATAGATCATGTAAACCAACCATTAGCCGTGTTTGAGTTTGGAGATGGTGATTGCACCATTGAAGCAACTTTTATAAAAATGACGGACGGCATGAGTTTTATTTATTATATGACACCACCGTTCTATCGGAGAAACTAGAAATTTGATTGATTCAGTCAATCATATTATAATAATGAAGAAAGAGAGGTAAATTTATGGCAGTATTAACACGAGAGCAGTTTATGGAAAAACTAAACACGCTGACAGATGGAAAAACGGATGATGATACATTGACGATGATTCAAGATTTCAGTGACACATTCAAGAGTCTTGAAGAAAAAGAAGATGTTGAAGCAGTCCGTGGAGAGTATGAAGCGAAATTGAAATCACTTGATGAGAACTGGAGAAACAAGTACCGCGATGCTTTCTTTAATGGTACAGTAGAAAAGAAAGAAGAAATTGTAGAAGAGGAAGAAGAAAAAGAAGAACCTCACACTTATGAAGAATTATTTAAAGAAGAAGGAGAATAATATATGAAGAGAGTAGCGAAAAGTGTATTGAATGCATCAACATTAGACATTTTGAATGTTATTCGAGAAAATGCCGGCTATGAATATCAGAATACAGTACCAAAGGTTACAAAGGCAACTGATATTCCTGCGGTTGGTCAAATCATTTACGGAGAGCCTGCAATTGCTAACAAATTTATTAATGCGTTAGTCAATCGAATTGCAATGGTTCGTGTGCAGTCTGCAACTTTCAATAACCCTTATTCAGTGTTGAAAAAAGGTTATATTGAATTCGGTGAAACAATCGAAGAAATCTTTGTAGGAATTGCAAAAGTTGTAGAATATACACCGGAAAAGGGCGAAGAAATAGAGTTCAAACGAACACTTCCGGATGTTAGATCTGTATTCCATATTATGAATTGGCGAACAATGTATCCTGTTACTATCCAAGACGAAGATCTTAAACAGGCTTTCCTGTCACTTGACGGTGTAACGGATTTGATCGCCAAGATCGTAGACCAAGTTTACACCGGTGCAGAATATGACGAATTCCTTTTATTCAAATATCTGTTAATCAAGGCTATTTCTCATGGTAAAATGAAACCTCTATCCGTTGGCGATGGAACAAATCCTAAGGACAGCGCAAAGGCATTTAGAGGAACTTCAAACCTGTTAACATTTATGAAAGATTCCTATAATGAACAGGGTGTTGTTACAAGCACACCTAAGAGCAGACAGGTAATTTTCATGGATGCGAAATTCAACGCCGAGTTTGATGTAGACGTATTGGCAAGTGCGTTTAACATGGATAAGGCGGACTTCATGGGACGCTTATTCTTGATTGACGACTTTACAACTTTTGATAATAAGAGATTCGAAGAAATCCGAAAGAATTCAACAGGCATTGAGGAAGTAACACCGGAAGAGCTTGCATTATTGACAGATGTCAATGCCGTTCTTCTTGACGAGGATTGGTTCCAAGTTTACGACAACAACAACAGATTTACAGAAAAGTATGTTGCAAGCGGTCTGTATTGGAATTACTTCTATCATACATGGAAAACAGTTTCTTACAGTCCATTCAGTAATGCGGTAGTCTTTGTAAAGGATACGGCTAATATTGTACTTCCTGCAACTTTGACGGCTGAGATCATGAGCAAGGATACATCCGAAGATGCGACAGTGCTTACATTGAACGCATCCGTTGACGGCGCATCATTACAGCCAAATACACCACTCTTTGTACAGACTCCGGAACTGACTGCGAAAGGCATTGCGGTAAACGATTACGGTGCTTTGATTATCCCCGCATCTGCAAGCAAGGAAGAAATCACTTTGAAAGCAACTGTTAACGGTACAGGTTACACTGCAAAGGCAAAGGCAAGTGAAAAAGTTACGATCAATGCATCAAGCGCAGTCGGTACAACTGTGAATATGGTGAAAGACTAATCAAAATTGAACGGTGTTGAACTGCACCGTTCTTTTTTATATAATGAGAAAGAAAGAGAGGTAAATTTATGTATATACAACCTTCGACAGAAATACATATCCTACAGAATATACCTTTAAACAAATCGTATGAACACACGGTTTATTATAAGGATGCAAAGACGCAGGCCACGGAATTTTTAAAATATGAAAAGTACATGCTTACAAATTACTCGTATCAGCGTGCAAATCTTGGAACACTGCGCGTAGAACTGAAATATGAAAACCTTTATAACTGTAACTATATGATGTTTAAAAATAATGCGTTTGAAGATAAATGGTTTTATGCGTTTATTACAGGCGTAAGCTATGTATCAAACGAAGTAAGTGAGATCTACTACGAAATTGACGTCATGCAAACATGGTGTTATGATTACACGTTCTTAACATCATTTATTGAAAGACAACACTCTAAGGATGATATTTTATTTCAGAATACAGTACCAGAGGGCTTAGAGTTGGGAAGTGACTACAGATTAATCAAGGGAATCAGCTATTTTACAAGTGGTTCGTTAGCATGGGTAATCCTTGCATCAACAACGGTTAACGTTGGAATATCTGCTTACAGTGGCATGATCGGTGGAGTATACACAGGATTAAACCTGTATTATCTGAGAAGCCAAAGTGACGTTCAGAAAGTCATATCCGCATTTATTAATGCAGGGCAGGAAGATGCAATAGTGGCATTTTACCAAGCGCCTTATTTTGATATTTCAAAACCATTGAACAAACCGTTTAGAGTAGATCTCGATTTTGAAATGCAGGAAAATCTAGGAAATGCCTATAAACCAAAAAATAACAAACTGTACTGTTACCCATATACATTCCTTGAATGTTATTCAACACTTGGAGTAAGTGGCGAATTTAAATTTGATCAGTTCGAAAATAGAGGTGCGAAAAAAGTAAAATTTGCAATTGACACAACTATATTCCCACAGGCGCAGATGACTGCTACTCCATATTGGTACAGAGGTGTAAACGTTGACTACGCAAGCACGGTATGTTACAGTCTATTCCCAACTTGTGGCTTTAGCGGAGATGCTTTTAAGGCATGGTGGGCGCAGAATAAAAATAGTTACATGGCTTCAATGAATGCAATCACAAATAATTATGATACAAATCAACAAATTATTTCAAATAACTATGCGATGGCTTCAAGGTCTGCAAGTACTGCATTGTCAAACAGTGGAATCAGTGCAAACACGGCGCTTGCAAATGCAAATGCATCAAATCAAACTGCACTTGCAATCAACGAAAATAACAGACAGTTCGGACAGGTGCAGAACAGTGTAAACGGAATAAGCGGTATTATTGGCAATGCACTAAGTGCTAACGTTGGTGGAGTAATCAACAGTGCCGTAAATATGGGTACAAGCATGTACGGTACAGAATTAAGTGCAAACAATACCGCTTCAACACTTGCAACCGATCTTGCAAATACAAATAGAAGTGTGGGCGCTTCTCAAACGATCGCTAGAAATTCGTACAGTACTGCAATGAAAAATGCATCAATGGCTGAGGTAAATTCAAATTTATCTAATTTGAATACATATCAGAATGCTACCGCTATGCTTGTAGCTAAAAAACAGGACATTCAGCATACGCCTAACACCGCTCATGGTAACGCAATGTGTGACGGTTTGAATTATTCAAGAAATACGGCCGGTTTTATGTTCCGACAGTGGGGTCTATCAGAAGAATATGCAAAAAAGATTGACAAGTACTTTGATAAATATGGTTATGCACAGAATACCGCATATGTTCCGGAACGATTGAACAGAAAACACTATACTTATTTGAAAACAGTCGGTTGTAACATTGTCGGAAAAATGAATAATAATGATATTCTTACAATCAAGGGAATTTATGATAACGGTATTACTACATGGGATACACTACAGAACGTGGGGCATTATCAAATTGATAACACCGTAGAAAGGAATTAACTTATGGAAAGAAGAACAAAAACAAATAACGGCATCTTTATTGATTCCGCCGTTGGTAACAAGATGTCATACATGACATACTATGCGCAACTTTTAGAAATTGCGATCTCACGATTCAATTGGATTAACCTACCCGACACGGTAGATGCTAGATTTCTAGAAGTTGTGCTTAACACAAAGGGTTTTGCATTATTCTTTAAGGATGTAGACATTGGATTCCTTGGGATGAATACCACAATAGGCGGGCAGTTGAATAATTACAATATTCCAATCAACCGGCAGGCTTTTGCATCCAACGGGTACAAGGCAAATAGAACAATCAAAGATTCCGTAATTATATGGAACAACCTCATCCATACGAACGGGCAGTTAAAACTGTTGGAATTTTCAAAAGATCTTTACAGCCTTGAATGTATTATACGTACAAATGCAAATGCACAGAAAACTCCGCTTATGATCTTGTGTGATGAACGTACAAGGCTGACAATGGAAAACCTTTATCAGAAGTACCAAGGAAATGCACCGTTTATTTTTGGAAGTTCAAAAAACAGTGATCTTTCTGTAACTTCTATTCAAGCAATGAACACGCAAGCACCTTATTTAGCTGATAAACTGTATCAGCTTAAAACAAACATATGGAATGAAGCACTGACATTCCTCGGAATTCCAAACGTTAGCGTTACTAAAAAAGAAAGAATGCTTTCAGATGAGGTTAACAGAATGCAGGGCGGTGTATTTGCTTCACGTTATTCCGCGACAGAAGCAAGAAAGCAGGCATGCAAAGAAATCAATAAAATGTTCGGTTTGAATATTGATGTGGAATTCCGACAAGAAAATCAGACAGACACGGAATAAGAAAGCGAGGAGAAGAAAGATGAGTAACTATACAACGCAGGTAAAATATATCGTTGAAACATTGGCAGATGAGCAGGGAACAATTGAATCAATGATTGAAAGCGCTAAAACAAAAATCTTTAATGATTATTGGACTACGCAGAATATCGACTACAAACCGGTTCTCGAACAGAAAATACTGAGATCATATTACACACGTGAAATTGGACTTGAAACTTTCGCGCTTTGGAAACTGAAACTTAATACAACGCTTGCCGAGATCATGCCAAAATACAACCTACTGTATAAAACATATGATGCGATCATTGATAAACTGCTTTCAAATGTTGACTTGACAGAAACAAGAAGTGACAACGGTAATACAACCACTTCCGGTTCATCAACTAGCGAGTCAACAAACACCGGCAAAAATACCGGAACTTCAACAGGTAATACAACGTCTACAAATAACGGCAGTGGGTCAAGTGATGCATGGCAGACTTCAAATGATACCCCACAAGGTGGATTAGCCGGACTTGAAGAAAATAAATATTTAAGCAGTGCCGTCCATAACAAAGGTGCGACTACACAAGAAAGCACGGCAACTACTGAAAATACATCTTCAAGCACTGCGAATACAGAAAATAAAACAGACGGAAAAACAACAAATGCGTCAACTGCTAACACTACAAATGAATATATTAAACATATTGTCGGTAACAATGGTAGTATCAATTATATTGATGAATACTACAAGCTATTGAACGGATATCTGAATATTGATAAAATGATAATAGATGAACTTGAACCGCTATTCATGGGTCTGTTCTAGAAAGGGTAATATTATGGGAAAAAATTTATTAACCACGAACTACGTAAAAGAAGCCGCAGAAAAATGGATTTCAAACATTGTCATTCCACAGGTGTATGATGATTCACTTTCATACTACGAAGAAATTAATAAACTAATTGGGTGCCTAAATGAAATGGGTAATGCTTTTGAAACACTACCGGATGCCGTGCAGGAAATTCTGCAAGACACCGGAAAACTAGAAGTTGTTAATAATGTCTATAAAGCAATTGCACCAATTGAAGAAACACATGCGCTAACAAAAAAAGAGGGTGGCGAACTAATATGGTTTAAAAAAGATGGTAACTTAACGCTTTATGAGGTCATTGTGCCACTTAATGCAGGATCAATCTATATCCCAGGGACTAACATCGTTGAAATAGACATATATACAAAAATCAAATACCTGTATGACTTTGTGTCTGATAAAGATGAACACTACAATGATCGCGCTAAATATAATCATGAAATCAATTCGTTGTTTATTTATAAAGATCAACTTGTTAAGGCAAATACACAAATCAATGCGAATGACCTGCTAACTGATAAATATACAATTACGGCGGTAAGTGAATATCTGTATAACAATTTTAAAAATATTGATGCAAACAAAGCAGAAATAACAAAACTAAAAGATGCGGATATCACACTACAGAACCATATTGATGACGAAATGAATGCACGTACAGAAGACATTGAAAATGTTAACAGTGCGATCAATACTGAAAAGAACGCACGTATTTCTGCGGATAATGCAATCAATCAAAAATTGACACAGGAAACAACAGAAAGAAAAAATGCGGATTATAAGAACAGTTCAGAAATTTCATCAGTCAATACAGCACTAAGTGAATATTGGAAAACAATTTATCCTGTTGGTTCTATCTACATGAGTACAAATAGCACTTTTAATCCTAACACTGAATTCGGTGGAACATGGGTAAAAACTGCTGAGGGTCGTTGCTTGATTGGTGCAAATGATACTTACCTTTTAGGCTCAACCGGTGGAGAAGCAACACACACATTAACCATAGAAGAAATGCCGGAACATAAACATGGTGGCGGAAGATATACAGGTTTTGAACTTTCAAATACCGGAATAAGGGGCGCTGATTCTAGTTCACAACCAATGTATCAAGTTCTCATTGCAAATACTGATTCAACAAGCCCGTCAGACCGCCTTGAAACTAATAATAGCGGTCAAGGTGTAGCACATAACAATATACAACCGTATTTAGCCGTAAATATATGGGAACGCACCGCATAATAAAAGCTACCTAACAGGTAGCTTTTATTTTTTTGATTAGAATGGAAGTTCGTTTGTTACAAATGTTACATCTACGGTTTTTGTTCCATTCCTTATGACTCTTTCATCTAGCTTGATTGATACTTTACCGTCTTTAATTTCTTTAACGGCTTCTTCGTCCTTCAATATCGCTTTAATTGCATCTTTATGCCATGACGGTAAATTAACACCTTGATTAACGTTAGTGATAGCAAATACACTATCTGCATATGACGGATTCTTTGATTTGTGATAACCAATCGCAATAATTGGAATTGTTTTACCACATAACTCCCTTGCTTTGTACCATGTAGTGATTCCTTTTAAATCGACATCGAATACTCTTGTACTTCTGTTATTGTACTTTTCAATTGCTGACATACTTTTTTTCCTCTACTTTCTTTATGTCTTATATACCTTTATTAGGCTCTTATATAATAACACGTTCAAGCATATTTTGTGTGATAGTTTTGTGAAAGATTGTGTGTGAATGTGTGATTGCTAGACCACGGCAACATATCACATTGGATTCTGCATGTTTCCACACGGCGCTACGTGGCGATAACGACTTCTACGATGTATAGCTTGTGAAAATTAATCTATTTTTTCACAAAACAATTGAATGAGTGTTCAAATGAATTATGTGATTTTTGTGTGATTTTTGGGGAATTTTAGGGTATGGGAACCCTATACCCTT